CATCCCAATTTTTTAAAAACGACTGTATCGTACAAAATAGTATATTGAGTGTTATCTCCAGTGACATTTTCGATATTTTCTGAAAGTTTTGCACTAAAGTTAACAGGGGTAAATCCACTAGGAATAGATGCTATCCCCAGTTGACCATTTGTCGCCCCCCCTGAATTATCAATAGTTACCATCATCGGCGAGTTTGTAATTGTATTTCCAGTAATACCAGCCTGAAAGTTACGGTTCTGCTGTCCCGCTCCCGTACCCTGTGTTCCGATGCGTATAGTATTGGATTCAGTCGTGTTTACACCTGAATTACCGATCGAGATATTTGAACTGGATGCGCCTTCGTAAACTGACCCGGCAAGGTATCCTAGAGCGATATTGTTGGTCCCACTGACAACGCCATATAAGCTTTCGTATCCCACAGACGTATTGAAATTCCCAGAGACTCCAAGAAACTGCGCAGCGAATCCGATGCCCGTATTCGCTTCGCCAGTACTCATCGAATTCCCGGAACTGTTCCCGTAAAATGTATTGGCAATCCCGCTGGTCAATGCCGCAGATGATAATAGTCCATACCCAGTGTTAAGCGTACCTGAAGTGATAGTTGCGCCATTATTTCCGAGTAAAAGGTTGGAAATCCCAAAGTTTACCGTTTCAGTCGTTCCTGAGAGCGCAAATTGAGGGGTAGCATTAGAAGTCTGAACACTTGTGATAGTGCCTCCTCCCCCTCCTCCTTTTCCATTAGATCCAGCTTGACTCATTATGGACCTCCGTAGGCGTAAACGATCTCCAAGTACACTGCGCCTGTTGTGGGAGCTGTGGACTGTTTGACGTAGAACTGAGTGCCGTTTGGAACCAGGAAGTTATCTGTGACCTTTACATTGGCGGCATTGGTGGAGCAGTCGTAGAGAGTGAATCCTCCGGCTGGCACGAATAGCATGTTGTTAGTGCCATCCGTTGAGATGAATAGGTCGCCGTTGGTATTGTTGGTGATCTTGAACATTCTGGCAGGAAATGAAAGGGCACTTCCCAATACAGCATATGTACCAGAAATTCCCCCGAATGCCACAGAACGCAAGACGTCGAATCTGACTTGTGCCATGACACCCCCTAGTTAAGAACGAGATAAGTGAAAGTGATGTTCGCCGTCGTTGTAGTCGCGCCTGTTCCGTTTGTGACTGTAATAACGGATTGTCCCCCTGTGTTAGCTACTGATTGAATTGTCAGGGCAGAACCAGAAGTAGCTCCAACCATAGTGATAGACAGCAATGTTCCTGTTCCAGTGATTGATGTGTTCGAGGTAGTAAAGGCCTGTGTTGCGGCTGCGGCAATACTGACACCCGTAAAAGTGACTGAAACCACTCTTCCATTAGCAACTACAGTTCCCGAAGCAGCCCCAGATGCGACAGTTGGTGTAAGCAAAAGACCTGATCCGACAGCCGATGCAGTAAGGTTTCCCGTGGTTGCTGTAACGCCTGTTCCTCCGGTAAGAAGTCCCGTAGAGCGAACGGTTGTGCCTACGATGGTGTTCGGTGTGGTGCTTCCGATCGGAGGTGGTGCAGCGAAGTCGGCCGTGGAACCTGCACTGAATGTTGCCGGGGAAACGTACGCGTAGTTGATGATACCAGCTTCTACTTCGGCAAGCGTGGCAGCTCGGACTTCACTTGGCTGTGTGTAAGGTGTTTGAACGGTGGCAGTAGACCCTGTAGTCGCAGGTGGAAACCCGGCATGACCCAGAGGATTGGTAAATAGACCCATGAATGACTCCTTTAAAGTATTTTCTTGATAAATAACGCAAAAGGAGTTAACTGTATAGTTTTTTCTTTACTTTTTTTATATAGAGGAATATGGCAAAATCGGTGCAACAAAAGGATACAAAATGGGATGGCTAGAAGTTTTGGTTATTATCGGGGCTAATGGTTTGGTAATTCTTGTATGCGAAATATTAAAAAAAATATGGAAAAATTGGTAAAAATATGGAATTAATAAATTACATAGAAAAACTTAATTGGCAGACAATACTATCCATGTGCGCTATTGGGTGGTATTTTACTAGGGAAATCAGAATTAGTTTAAATAAATTGGATACAGACGTTCGTGCCCAAGGAGCCAGAACGGATAAGCTGTATGAGATGTTTATTGATTTACTGAAGGAGAAGAAATGACATTAGGATTTTGGGTTGTAATGACCATCGCAATTGTCAGTATTTTTTGGGACCCCACTTAGTCCTTACCTTCTTTGTCTAGACGATTTGCTTCTTGGTGAGCCTTTTCAATCTTAGGAAGCATTTCGGTTAAGATCTTTGCAAAGTCGGCTGGTTTAGCTTTGATAGCCGTTTCCAATTCTTTCAGGAATACCGGATCAGCAAGCAAGTTCGCGAGGACATAAGAGCCACCGATTTTACCTATAGCTGGTATCGCCATCCAAGGGTTACCAAGCAGGACTCCAGAAACAGCGGCACCAACAAGTCCAGCATCAACAATGGTTGTTCCGGACTGGCTTGCATTAAAGAACCTACCTGCGGATTGAGCGAGTCTTCCAGAGTTTTTTTGTAGTAATTCTAGACGGCTATAGGCTTCTTTTCCGATAAGTTCTTTCACAATGTCTTTACTCTTTTGTGAATTTAAGAGGTTGGAGAACTTACCGAGCTTGACTTGTTCCGTAATCGCATCCGACATCTTTTTGTCGATCATTTCAGCAAGTTTGAATCGAGATAATTCCTTAAATAGCTGTTTACCTTCTTTTGTAGTTTCTAACGCTCTACGCATTTTACGGATGCCTTCAATAGTATCCATTTCACTAAGAATTTCTTGCGGTTCTTTTTCAGCTATGAATTCTGCGTATTTCTTCCTTAAACCGGCCTTAGCGCGTTCAGTTCCAGTCTCGGATACCTTACGTCCTGCGATAGGTTTTGTCGCTTCCTGCGGGGCAATCTGTGCGTTTATGCCTAGACGTTCTTGAGGAGCTGCACGTGGAAGTGGATGTTCTAAAGCTTCTTGCCGGCGAGTGATGAATTCAAGAATGTCTGGATCAAATTGAGGTCCGAGAACTTCCTGAAGGTTACGGATGTCCCTAGCAGATAGGTCTGGTTTCTCCAGGATTTTTTGTGCATAGTCTCTTTTGACTTGATTGATTAATTCATCGCCTCTTGGATTATTATGCATTACATCTTCTAAAGAACGCAATTTATCTGGATTGTTTACAAAATCATTATAAATAGAATTGTAGTTTTCATTTTTAGGTTCGAATAGTTTTTGAACATTTTTATTTTCGAATATATCTTTAAATGTAGAATAGTCAGCGTTAAGATGTAAAAACTCATTCCTTAATTCAGGATGATTAACTAACTGTCGGTCTATTGCTGCATTAATATCCCCTACTAGCTTTTTATATGCGGACTCAAAGTTGGAACCAGCCATTTCCCAGTTCGCAACGTCAGCCAAAGTTCGCTTAGTTTTGATTAAATCCTGAAGAGTAACACCAATTAATCCCCCTTGCTGAGTCCTTAATTGCTGTAAAAGCCTTTGAGCACTTCCTAATACACGAGCTTCTGGAGCTGATTCACCCAGTAAAAGCGAGCCTTCATGTTCGGCGACAAACGTTTCGAGTTCACGGGCTAATTGAGCTTCAGGTTGAGCAGGAAGTTCAGCTATTCGTTCATTCAAGTTAGTCCAACGTTGATCGAAATCTTCCTTGATCGGTGTAATAATATCCTCGGCGGCTGTCTTTAAATTCACGCCACCCTGATAACTGCTTTGCGTTTCCTCTGGAGCAATTCGATTGAGTAATGCTTCTTGATAGTCAGGACGTTCTTGAACAGCCACACGACCTTGAAGCGAACGGGCATTAGCTTGCTGTTCTTTGAGAGATTCTTTAGGGATGTTTAGTGCGACTTCTTCGACTTTGACCGCGTTTTTAATGGCTTCGGCGGCTTGGTGATTGTTTTCAAAGACCAGTTCACCCAGATCGCCAATGATGTTTTCGTATTCTTTTGTGATTTGACCAGAGAGTTCTTTGCGAAAGTTATCTAAGGCGCTTCCTGTGAGGCCGGACTGAGTAAGACGCGCTTGCATCATCTGGACTAAAGGAGAACCAGTTAAAGTCCCTGCGTCGACCTGAATCCCGCTCTTTGCAAAGTCCTCTGCGATTTGGGTTGCAGCTAAGCGTTTTGTGTTGTTAAGTGTTAGGAAATTAACGGCTTGCGCTGCTGTCTGTTTAGGATTGGTTACGGCTTTGTAAATGCCTTTAGGAGTATGACCGATGATATCCCCCGCGACGGCTGCTGCGATGGTTCCTATAGGTCCAAATTGATTTTCCTCTGCCATTTGAAGTGCTGTCCCAGCCCCGATACCACGAAATATTTCTTTAGGGAACGGAAGGATTGATTTTGCAAGCTCTTTAGGATTCAATCCGATTTCAAGGAGACTTTTAGCTTTAGTGGGGTCTTTGACAAACCCAGCCCAATGAGCTGCTTTCTCTAAAGCTCCTTCGGGGGTAAAGTCTATTCCGGTGACCGCGCCTGCCAGAGAATGAATACTAAGATCTACAGGTTTGGATTCTTCATAAATCTTCTTGGGATTCTTTATTCTATCTGCCAGATCTTCATAGATTTCTTTGTCTTTCGGGGACCAATCATCAAAGGTTTTACCGGAATTTTTTTCATAAAGATATTCGATCTCATTTCCCGCATCTTCTAGACTTAAATTGGTCAGATATCCTCTTGAACGAGCAGGAGTAGTTCCAATATCATAAACTATGCCCGCAGGAGTTCCTTCAATTCTTCCTAAAACATACTGAGAAGCAGCGCGAGCACCCTTAGCAATTGGATGACGCTCAGGCTTAGTGGGTTCATCGGCAACAAAACCATCTTCTTCAATATCAGGTTCAAAACCATCATCAAATTCGTTCATATTTATCTTCCGTAAATTTATCTAAAGGGATAGTTCCTGTTTGACCAGTTAACTTATTCTTTACGCGGATTTTCTCGCCAGTTGATTGAACATCTTTAGCAACATCTTGAACTACATTCGATTCTTCTGATTGAAGTGATCGATTAAGAATATTCTCCATCGCATTCAAAATACCTTCTCTAGCGGAGTCAGGTAAGGAAGGATCGTAAAGATTATGCGCCAACGTTTCAAATTCTTGTCGGTTTCTAATAGGAATAGTAGTCGAAAGCTGAATAAGGGATTTACCGAGCTGTTCATATTGGGCATAATCCTTCGCTGTTTCTCCTCCCCACACCTTCAAGATATTAGATCCTCTTCCTAGATTCCCTTTTTTCCCTAAGTCCTTCATTTCCTTAACAGTCTGAAGTCCCGCTTTGATATTGGATGCTGTTTTTAGATCTTTTGCGGTCTTGTCTAGTCGTTCTTCTTGAATATCTAACGCTCGATCTCTCTGAGCATTCTTAATATTATTCTGTTCTTCTACCGCCTGTCTCTTGGCTTTCGCATCTTCGTACTCAGCAATGCCCACATAGTTCTTCAGTGCGTTCTGCTTCGCCGCAGGGCTGTACGTGTGCGTGCCCGTAATGGCCTTCAGAACTTCTTGCGGACTGGCCTTCGGGCCTAAGTCGCTGACGGCTTTCTGTAACGCCATCTCGTCGGCTCGGGTCTGATAGCCCTCGGCGGTCTTCTGAACGAAGTTCCCTATGCCCTGGCCGATCGCCTGCTTGAGCCCTTCGCCTTTTCTTGGTACCTGAATTACTGTCGCCATTACCCCACCGCCGTTGCATTAGGTTGTTTCGCGCCCGCAGTTGCCTTACCTACCCCGAATAGTCCATTGACGAGTGCAGCCCCTCCTGGACCTCCTGCGAATCCTGCGGCTGTAGTAACCAGTCCCGGAAGAATGCTTTCCCAAATCGAGGACTTAGGCTGCTTCTCCTCCACGATGTTATCGAATGTGTTCTGACTTATTGCGTTTTGTGCCCCAGAGATCCTGTTCTGCTTCTGTTGGTTCTGTGCGCCATATCTCAGTGCATCGAATTGCGACTGTAGATCGGTGCCGGCCTTCAGTTGCGCTCTTGCTTGGCCGCTTCCACCGACCTGATTCCGACTGACGTACTGTTCCTGAAGTTGCGGTAAGATGTTCTCTGTGAAGTTCTTAAGTCCTGGCTGAACGACGCCTTTCTGGAACTCTCCCTCATTGAACTGTCCGAAGATATCCGCGAGAGGTCCTGATCCTGAGGTAAGCGCATCCGTGATAAGCTTCATCAATTGTGTCTGTTCCGGTGTTTTTAATGTGGCTTGCGTTACTTTAGGTGCTGCCATTATTGCCTCGTTGTTTGGTGTATTTAAGGGTGATGTAGAAGGTGTAGCCAGTCCAGGTTCCGTCGAAAGCGTCAACTGTCACCGTCGTAGGACTCGTGTAGATGCCGACGTTCTGGTTACTGGAGTTAATAAACGGCAAAGGCATCCCCATAGAAGTCATTGGAACTGTATCTTGCATAATCCCGGTCATACTCACAAGATTCAGCATCGTCGAGCCAATCGGGTATGGTGTCGCAATGGAACCTACTATGATCCCAGTGAGGGTCTTCGTGAATATCTGGTTCTGATCTATCCATGTCTCTCCTGTGGGTTTTTCTATTGTCCAGTAACTTATGTCGTCGATGGTTGCGTTTATTGCGTTTGCTACGAGTTTGTGTTGGGACTGAAGCTGGAATTGAAACTGGTCTTTTGAATCTTCTTCATTATCTAAGTACTTCTGCCAGCTAAAGTTAGGTTGTAATTTCATGTTCCTCGATCCCTATAGCTCTGTCCAATTCGTCGTTCTTCTGGATACAGAGCATCACTTCATAGGCTGCATTGTAATTGTAAAACGTATATATCCGACGCTTTTCATCCACGTATTCTCCTTTTGAGTTTTCTCCAGGGAAATATTCATAAAGAGTAAATATCTTATGCTTCATTGGAAAATCCTTCCTGCGGGTTTCATGTACAGTACCATAGCATGGATGTAAATCGGCTGCTCTATGTTCGTGCTGAAGTCATCTATGTGCTGGTAAAAACGTATAGTGTGTGTCTGTGCAATTGATCCTACGTAGATGCGCTTCCAGACTTTGGTTTGCTGCTTCGTCGGACTTAAAGGGTCTGTCGGTGTGAAGACTAAGATGTTTTCCTGGTAGTAACCGATTGGAGTTCCATTGCTGTCCACCCCAAGCTGATCGTTGACGTAGAACTGAACACGAAGCGTAGATGTCTGAAACGCAGATACATACAGATCGATGTAGCCGAGACGGGCAAGTTGTCCTTCCTCAATGAAAGGGTTGAAGTTCTTGGAGATTACATTGAAAAGTACGGGGTAAGGTGTAGTAGTCGCATCACCGGGAAGGGTTAAAGTGTTTCCCTGATTCAAAGCGTACACCCTATCGTATTGATCGCCACCAAGAGTCGTAAGCGCGTTCTTCTGCCAGTAGTATGATTGCCATGTATTCGGTGTTTCCTCCCACGTAGTTAGAGTCTGCGCCCAGGTCTGACCGTTTGTGACTGTGCCGTATCCAAGACAACTAAGAGGGAACTGGTAAATCGCATAAGTTTCATCGATGTAATTGAACGCCAGCACGTTATCTGACGCAACCACACTCGTTTCAGCCAAGCCAGAATTATAGCACAGCCAACCCTCCTTGACATCGTCGAATCTTTCTCCATAGCATTGCTGGATACTCGTCTGACTGATGAACGGGACTGGAACTTGCTGGGACAGTCGTGTAGGGTCTGTAAAGTCCGGCAAGATCTCGTCCACGCGCTTGATGTTCACTCCGTCCGATCCCACAATCCCTGGCTTTCCGACCGTTGAGAACCAAGTGTCGTAGTTAATTGTCGAGTAGGATGTGTCGCAATCCCAGATATTGTTAGTGCTGTCCCAACGCCAAGGATCGAATGCGTCTCCTGTGTACCTAAAGCATCTTTCTGAAGAAGAGAACCGTACAATAAGATCTGTATTGATGTACCCGAAGGCGCGTATGGGCTGGCTCGTCGGGGCTGGAAGGTTGAAATCGTCCGTAAAGTCGAAGGGGTCAAATACCGCAGACCAGTAGATGAAGTTCACGAGCTTTCCAACGTTACGAAGCGTCGGAGAGAGGAGTAAAAGTCGTGAGCGATTGACTGTTACGTGAAGACAAGTCGTTAAGTTGTAGTTGTTTGGAGCTCCGCTTGATGCTGTGGTGAATTGGTGTTCCAGGCTTGTGTTAAGGTAATGAATGACCGTTCCGTCGTAATAGAAGATCGGATTCACTCCATTAGTAAAAAAAGCATTATAAAGGTAATTAACCACAGAGAAGAAATTACTAATAGAACCAGTAAAAAGGTCGCCATATATCCCGCTTGTTGCATCGAATCTGTTCCCGGTTAAGGGAGCTGTTGTGAATGTAAGTGTATAATCTCCAGTCGTATAGTTAATAGTTCCTGTGACTGGATTTGGAGTTCCGTTGATACCAATGTCACCAGAAAGGCCGCCTACTCCGTTGTCCAAGATAAGGTTGCCACTAGGGTTTGTCGGAGAGAAAGGTGGTGTCGGAATGGCTGTGGTTGCTGCGAACTGATAAAATCGAACTGTTCCCGGGACAATATTGGTATGAAGTGTTCCGGTGAAGGTGGTAGTGCTACCGTTTCCTGTAATGACCGCAGCTTGGTAGTAGTCGTGAGGGACTTCTGCGATGTACTGTAACGCGTTAGGAGGCGAAGCAAGTATTCCCATGTTGTTTCCAACGATACCCATGCGTCTTTGGTCGAACACCATTACTTCTTGCGTGCCTGTGTCGGTGTAGTACTGCTTGATTCCCATGATTGCTGTCTTCGTTGCCGGTGCACTGTCCCATTCGATAAAGACTGTGCTGTACATTCCCGAAGGAGGAGGTGTGGCAAACGTTACAGAAACCGCTAACGTCGTAAGGTTTACGGTTCCTGTTGTTCCGACACCTCCAGCTAAATTAATGATCGGAGGTGTGCCATCTGTCGAGTATGTTAAGGTCTGAGCTGAAACACCAGCAACTAAAGTTCCGTAAACAAAGAAGTTGGATGTTGTCGGCTTAGATGTGAGCGTTCCCGTGAATGTCGTTGTCGTGCCATTTGGTGCAGGAGAAAGTGCCATCTGCGTTCTGTTGCTCATTTCCGCGAAGAGTTGGTATCCCTCCACCTTTTCAAGAACCCCGCGGTAAAGATGGGCATTCAACATTACCTGATAGGCATCGCGAGGGAGCAACCAAGGTTCAACTGCTTCGTCAAACCCGGTACGGAAGTTGGATATGGGAAAAGCTTGATATTCTCTAGGCATTATATCGGCCAGTAGATTGATTTAACGATGGCATTCTGAGGAGCTGTAGATGCGGACAACTTTGCATTTATGTTCAAGGATGGTAAAGGTGTCGTTAGAGTCACAAGAACAGTTCCGGGGGGGGGAGATATAGGATTACTTGGAAGATAGACCTGGCCGCCGGCACTCAAGAACGGAAAATATTGGATAGTTCCAGATGCTGTAAGTACGAACATTATAATGCCGATACATGCCGAGGGAACTGTAATGATTAAGGATGCTGTAGTGGTTAAGGCTTGTGCGGCATTAAAGTAAGACACTCCGGACACTGGGTTCTTTGCGCCATTCCATGTGTATAGATTGCCCGCGAGAGCGTACCCAATCAAAGCGCATCCAGTTGCACCTAAAGATGTTATATCCACAGCCTGGTTCGGCATCGAAAGCGTCTGATGAGTTCCGTCTATACTCGGGGAAATGCCGCTACCGTCCCACGCGTGGTCTACTTGCATCGTGGACTGAATGTATTGAAAGTTTCCAAGTATCTCCGGCTGCGAGGAAGCAATCTGATCACTCGGCTGCGGGATGTTTTCTAAATAGGCCATACTGCTCCTAGAATGTTGGTGTTGAGCGTGTGTAAATAAGTTCTTCGTACGTGTCCTGCATACTTACGTCCTTGAATCTTAAGAACTCGGGCATGTATTGGTCGTACTGGTCCATCTGGTTGAAGAGTTTAAACCTGTGTAATGCCGCGCCTAATGCGATCAATGGTCCTAGGTCTGGACGGAAAGGAACGTCTGTGTAGTTGATCATCGGAGCTGGGATCTGAATACCCTGCATTTTGATCAGATGTACTTCTCCGGGAACTGGACGAACAACGAACATATTCACTGAGTCGCGTGTGGCTAAAGTCGTCGGAGGGGGAGGAGGAATTGAACTTGGTCCATCGGCGTTAGGGAGAAGATGCGTTGGGAAAAACAGGATACCTCTAGGACGCGCGGGCATGTATGTTTGGGAAGTCTGGACAATGTTCGCATTTAAATCAGGAGCGACAGGGAAAAGTAATCCAGAAACTACGCCACTTGCATAGTTAATAGTACCTGTAAGAGGAGCGTAATTATTAAGAGGATTAACAAACCCTCCGGCTCCGTTGTCTTGTGCGATTTGGATTCCATCAGTAACATAAACGCTCCTTGCTAAAACTGGAAAGGCCGGTATTTGAAAGGTCAAAGGAAATAAAGTGCCCGTTCCCTGAGCGACCACCGTTTTGTTCGTTTGCTGAGGATAGTCTGAATAGAAGTTATCCGGATCTAAGTACCACTCCATCGGGAAGCCGTCGCAATAGACCCCAGGATTTAATGTTTGGAAGGTCGTTGGCGCAAGATACTGATCGACATGAGGGGTTGTATAGAATGAATGGTATGTGTAGCCCCAGAAGATTTTAAGCTCCTTGGGCAACACGAATTGATAGAAGTAATTGATGAGGTTGGTGCATTGTTGGTCGGAATACATGGACGGATCAGGAAGCCCAGTAATCCCTCTGAACTCGGAGATAATGCTCTGTAGATTCCAGATAACGCCAGTGAAATTCGCCATTATGCAGCCCTCTCACATACGAAGTGCGTACGATAACCAGCAACGTAGATCGTCGGAAGCCCTGAGTCGTTGCGCTTGTACTTCTCTATGTTCTCACGGCAGCCCTCAAGGTTACGAATGACTTCCCATGGGAGATCATAGGTCTGACCGTCTACGAGCTTGTATTGCTTAAATGGATGCGTTTTAGAGCTATAGTGGAATTCGAGGTCATGTCCAGGATCGCGCTGATTACGGAAGATGATCTTTTCCATATGCGGGATTCCTTTTGCAACTACGACTTCTCCGACCTGAAGCTCTTTTTTCGTTTTCTCGATCGGCTCGTCCATTGCACCCGTCAGGAAGTTCTCTTGCAGTTCTTCGACAGGGATTTTCTTTTCTTTTTTATTGAATGCCATTGGGGACCTTTTGATTGTTGTACATAAGCCCAGGAGGTTGAGCGGGAGGTGACACATACGAAATGATGTTCACTTGTCCACCGCTGATGTAGGGCTGAAATGATGTTGTGTTAACTGGATTGAATTTGAGGTCGTAAAGCTGGAATGTCATCGCTTCAGAATTAAAATTAGCGACTATGTATCTGTTGTCGTTCACTTTTAGCATCCCCTTAACACCGGAGATCGTTACCGTCATACCGAGTTCTATGGGGAAGGAGTAAGGCAGTGCCACGCTGGACAAAGTGACCACTCCTGGAAATCCTCGAGTGATATTCGTGATCTGATAAATAGTTCCTAATGGAAATCCTATTAATGAATTCATGTAACCTCAAAGGAAGAGAAGGACGTTTTAAGTCCCTCTCAATGGTTTAGTAGCCTGTCGGTGTTTCCAAGAACGCATTCCACCACAGAACGTTTGTGTTTGCTCCCACAACGCCTGTACCTAGAGTGATTCCTGCAAAACCAATGTCGTACTGAAGACCTGCTGGCATTCCCGGTGTAATAACTTGGCCGGTAACGGGATCGAGAATTGGAGCTGTTGGAGGATACGAGATCACATCCAATTCACCACCCGATACGTAAGTACCTAAAGCTGTTGTGTTTACTGGGTTACCAAAAGTGTCGTATAGAGCGAATGTCTGACTGCCTGTTGCCCCGCTGATGGAGGTAACAATGAAACGGTTGGTGTTAAGACCAGTCATTCCTTTTACACCAGAGATAGTCACTGTCATTCCGTTAACCAGAACCATAGAGTTGGTCGGGTTGACTGGGTCGACGGTCACAATGCCTGGATTCGCGTTCGAAATACCCGTGATGGTGTAGATCGTGTTCTGCCAGTCTGCTCCCAATACCACCGGTGTAAATCCGTTTGACGTGATGAGTGTGGTGACTGGTGCTCCTGTTGTGTAAGTATTGATCAGAGCATTTCCACTAGGAACCGCTCCTTTAAGCCAGAGGGAATAACCTACACCTGTACCACCAGAACCATTTCCCAGGACTGTGTAGTTGTATACCTCGAACTTGTCAGGCACGAAGCCGAGCATCAAACTGACGGCGGCTCCTGTGCTGTGAATAATACCGTGTCTATATTGCATGTTATTTTCTCCTATTCGTTATAGATTCTGTGTAGACAAGAGGCGTGTGATCCAGTTGTCATTCAAGAGTCTGGTCGCAAAAGGATACTTGTACATTCTGTTACTTCGGCTTTCGCTTACTGACCATTTCTGGCGGGCCAACCTCTTCGGATCAACCTCTCTACCTTCATATATACGTAGAGTTCAGACTATCGCTTCCCGTTTCCGGGTTTTCTCACTTAGTCGTTTACGCTGCTAAAAGATATTCAGCTTGCGCCATGTCATCCGCTTGGACTTCCATGTCAATCAGAGAAAATTTAAAGTGAGCTAACTCTTTACCCACTGAGCCTCTTTGGTTTAAAGGATCGCTTGTGCCGCTAGAACCTAAAGGCTTAACAATAAATTCGGCTTCCTTCGATCCCAGTTTCACAACTCCGTAGGCTTCTTGTCCGACTATAATAGAGTTCCAAACAGGTGTAGAAGCACCATTGTTGTAACCATTCGTTGACATTAACCATCTGATATTATTTGTGGACCCCCATTCGGCCTCAAGAGCATCCATAGGGTTAGGGTAGTTAGCAGCACTCAAGAAGTCAGCACATGCCTCTAGGTCTGGCTGTAAAGTGACATCTATGAATCCCCAAAAACTTGATCTGACGGGTGAGGTCGCAAAACGGTTTTCTCCCTGGATCGGTTTGGTCATCAATCGTGCGTTGCCTAGTCTCAGAGCACGTACTGCGTTCTTAATGTCCGCTGTAGTTATCTCTGTAGGGGTTAGGCCGTCAATACCGTACTGACAAGATATTGAGGAAGCTGTAGCGACCATCATATTTCGAATTAGGGTGTCGATTGTGAGCCCTAATTGTAATGAAAGTACCCTTGTGGATTCATTTAAGACTCGATCCTGGACTGTGAACTGTATCTGATCGGTAATAGTGACAAAGTTTCCGTACCACTTAATTTGGGTAGAAAAGTCAGTAACACTCAGACTATCTCCTGGAGGTGTTGTTCCATCCTGAATAGGTACGGTAGCGGCTGCAAGAGTTGAATAGCGTCTGAAGACCATTTGATCACCAGAGTTCAAAGGAATGGTCCTCTTCTGGGCAAACATGTCGTAGATGTAGTATGGACGGGCAAGTGTGAGCAAAAGCCTGTCAAAGTAAGTCCGCACTTCTGGAGGGACTTGTGCTGTTGTTGTGATGGGCATATCAACCTATATGGTTAGATATTCGCCATGTTTTTCGATGCTACTTTCATGAAATCTTCGTCGGACATACTTGCGTAGTAGTCGGCTGAACTCAAATTACCTTGGCCGCCAATCGAATTTAACGTCTGGGGCTTCTGGGCGTTGTTAAGTGCTCTCTGGGCGTTCTCATTGTTCGGAAACGTTGAGGGATTTTGTTGCGCTCCAGGTTGTCTTGAATTCAGTTCCGCTAGTAAGTAAGCTGCCTCGTAAGGATTGCTAGCCCGATTGATCATTTCTGCGAATATCGGATTTTTACTTGTTAGTTCTGGTACGTGCTGAGTTACCATCTTGTCCCAGTCGGAATGCTTTGCAACGGTCCGGACGGCTGCGATCTGATCCTGAAACTCTTGCTTAAGTCTCTGGTTATCATCCCTTAGCGTCTCAAAAGCTCTGCGGACATTTCCACCATCGCTCCAGTCCGATTCATCCCATTTGCTTGTAGGATCTTCGACTTTTGGTGCTTGCTGTTGTGTCGTTTTGAATGCTTCTGCCTGTCCCTTCCAGTACTCTCTTTCAGACTGAAGTTTGGCTGTCTCTTCACGTAATGCTCGAAAGTTCATCTCCTTATCAGAGAGTCTTCCTTGACCGGCGACATCGTTTTCTACGCCCGAATATGGATCTGAGACGACTTGATCCTGATTTACGTCTCTGTATGAATTGAATGGCTGTGCTTCTTGCGCTTCCGGAAACAATTCATTCCCCGGTCGCGACATATCTAGTTCGTTCATAGTTCCTTTTAGTCTCGGCGACAGACTGGTTTACGCCCTTTAAAAAAAATACTTGTCACTAAGAACAAAAATTTTTTAAGCTAAAATTATTGACCCCGATTTCTCTGCGGCTTGAGCTAAAGAAGGAACGAAATCCTCTTTTCTGTCGGATAACTCCATCTCACTCAAGGGTATGTCGTAGGGAAGACTCAGGTCGGCCTCTACAATCAGCCGCTTATCTGCATTGATCCACTTAAAGACTATTACGCCAACCATCGCAGCCGGGGGTCTTTTAGCTATGACCTCCCAGCCCATGACGATCCCGTTGTCCATCTTCTGATGAGGTTTCGCGGCAAATAGCACCCAGAAGTCTCGATTCATCTTCTTTGCGTACATCTCTGCCAGGCGATTTGCGTCCGACCAGCAATCACTCGCCATCGGTTCCCGCGTCTCGCCCATTTCCTGCATGTTGGAGTTACGTTTCTGTCCTATTAGTGTCGTTTGCATGTTAGGCCCAAGGGTATTCTCTAAACTGAGAGTGCGCCATAGAGTTTGACTTCTCGCATCCACGCTTTCCAGCCAGACCGTAAGCCTCGTCCATTGCTTCCTCTTTCATCATCATGACTGCATTCCAATCGTTCGCTACGCTCTCTGGGGTCGTCTCTGATTGATGACTAACCATTGGGCTGCGTTCGTTGTAATGCTCCATGCTTTCAAACCCGCCTTGTCGGCCTGATGGATTCTCTTTCATGTTAAGCTCCTTTCTTCGTTTCTTTCTTTTTCTTTAGTTTCTGTTTGATCGAACGCGGGGTGTGGACGTGTTCAGCTTTCTTCAGTGCGCTGCGAGCTTTCTCTAGCGCGTTCTTCTTAGGTTTTGTTTTCGCTTTCATCTATCCATAACCTCTTCCCTCGGTACCGTATTTCGCTGTGGGGAGTAAAGTGTTCTGCCAGGCTCTTGGGTCTTCGTATACTGGAGTTCCTGGAGTGACTCCTTGCCATTTCTCCCAGTAAGTGTGTTGAGCTCTCTCATCGGCTAGGGCTTTTTGTAACGAGGTTGACTTTCCAGTCCGGTGATAGGATCGTGTTCTCTGCTCGAATGTACTTGACTCCCCCGTACCATCCATTTGTTCCTGTGCCCAAACTCCCGGGAGCGGATGGAACTTCCTGTCGTAGTATGCTGTCTGTCCGGGCTGTGGCTTCAGTGTATTCAGGCTGCCTTCCCCGTTGTCCCGTCCCATCGTCAATCCTCATTTAGTTCACGCATGTACATAAAGACTCGAAAAACCCTCTTAAAACAGTCATGAATTACTTCTGTATTTACCCGATGATCGTCTTGTAAATTCAGCTCTAAAATCAATAATTCCTCATCAATTTTACTGTTAATCTCTTCTTTTCGGTTCATCTCTGCTCCAGTTGTGTTAGAATGAATACTATCTTAATCAAAATCGGCTGATATTCATGCGGTAAGTCCTTAACCATCAAGAACAATTGCTCAATGTCTTTAACCAATCTTCCAGGTTCATTGTCCGAGGCCGTGGTCATTGTGTCCATTCTCGTAAATGTAGGTCTGCTCGTGCTGTTTACGTTCATTTTCCTGCATGTTTTGTAGGTCACTCTTCGGCTTATTGAACATCGCCTGTCTATAGGGCTCGAATGCTGGTCCTGGAAGTCTGCCCTTTTCTTTTAGGCCGACGACCTTAGTAAAGCCGCCTTCTCCGGAAAACATTGAGGCTGTCATGGATAACCGGAAAACTGAATGCCTTCGGTGTGGTCAATACTCTGCCCGTCAATGGTTATGAACTGTCTTCGGCTTCTAAGTCCGGTGGAGTCGCGTTCCAGGTATTCCCGTGCGTGCGGCTGCATTCCGACTGTGTCCAGTTGCATCGAGGCAGATGGTTCCAATTCGTGCTTCATGTACCGATCTAATGGTTCTTCGTCCCTCATCGCTAAGTAGTCGTTTCCAAGATCGGTGTTATTTCCGCGTGCCGACATCTCACTTTCACGATAAGACTTACGGAACTCTTGTTTTATCGTCTCGTAATCTCCAGGCCATCTTTGTTCTTTCATCGTAAATGCCTTTGTAAGTCGCTTATTCTTTGTTTCTTGCCTTCATTATGTGACAGTTTCTCGTTCATTAAAGCCTCATGCACTTCTATCTGACTTATCGGTGTGCTGTGTTCGGCTCTATTTCCTGTACGCTTTTGGCGGTTGTGTTGCAGGTCTTCCCCCGCTAATCTCATGTCGCTTTGCCCGGCTCCGACTTGCCCTATGCCGTCTTGCATCTAGCCTTCCTTCACTGCCGGTTGTGGGACGATAGTGTCTTCAGCAGCCCATCTCTGTTCCTCTTCCACGCCACGGATGATTTCCAGGATCTTGTGCGCATTCCCGATGTCCATCTCTTGGAACTCTTTCCCTGCCCTAATGATATCCAATACACTTCTTGCCCTTTCTTCCTGTGCCGCAGCCAGACGTTCTTCACTCAAAGCCGCATCGTATTTAATTCTGCTTAGCCGTTCTTCACCCAGAGATATATCCGTAAATGTCTTAGCCTCAAGAAGTTTGTTAACTCTTTCTTTGTCTTGTCGTTCGGCTTCTGCGTCGGCTTTCGCTTGTTCGTTCTGTTGCTGGATTTGCTCCATGAACTTCTTCTGAATCGGAAAGGGCGAAAGTTCCCAAAGCATTTCGTCCGGAACCGCTGCACCACCCATCTTCATCGACCAGGCTTGTAAGAACGCTTGTTGTTTCTGCGTATCAGTCATGACACTCTCAACAATATCGACATCGTATTCAAGAAACGTCTTATTATAGAACTCTGGTGTGGGCTGTGTTTTGATGATCCTTTGCACCTTTTCCGGCGTATAGTTCTGGATCATCTTGAGAACTTTCTTACTTAAAAGGTATTGGGACTCGCGTAGATTATCGAATATCGGCCCTAAACCCATCATTCCTAGTGACTGCTTCATCTGGAACAGCACTGCACTCATCCGGTCTGTGTCTTCCACGTTGAGATTGTTGAGATCCACCATGTCAGCCATATCCTTATCGAATGTGTCCGACAACGCAAATAGACTTTCAGGAATCGTAGGAGCATCTAACCTCTCGGCATCTGTGGTTTCATAACCTGGATTGAAAAATATAACTCGGCCCTGACCTGTCTGAAACAACGACTTCGGATTAGAAACGGCTCCAGACTTAACCTTCCAGCCACTTCCAATTTGAGAATCGACTATATCAAGCAGCTTGGAGCGCCTCATATTTGCCTCCTCCTGCGGGTCCCTGAGCAGTCTTACGAGGCCCTGTATCTTCCACTGGAACAGGTCGTATGAGCCGTCGAAGACTGTGTAGAAGGGCACAAAAGGGTATTCTCCGATGCCCCAGGGATCCATTCCGCTGTAGAGAAGCCGGTTTTCCACGATGACATTGTATTCTACGGTCTTATAGTACCCTTCGATCACGGCAATGTTGGGGAAAAATCTCTGCATCATCTGTAGTCGGGCTCTGTCTCCCTTCCAAGGTTTCTGCTCTCCAGTAGCCTTGTCAACCATGATCCAGCCCTTCTTGTACCGTTGTTTCCAGTACTCATTATAGGCTAGAAGCTCCTGGAGTCCCCACTGCCTACTGTAAGGCTCATATGTGAACTTTTCGTCCCTGTTACCATATCCCATGCTGTCTATTTCTTTCTCGCAACCAGGAACCATGCTCTTGATTACATCCTTAGCAAGATATTTCCTTCTAGCAACAAAGGTACAGTCCTCTAAATCCGCACGTACGCTGAAGGGATCCCAGATAACATCGTTCCAATTATCAAGGTGGAAGGATATGCGACCATTGACATAATCTTTTCTGTAATCTACCCAAGGCGAAACCCACGCGACACCTGTAATCAAACTTCTGAGGAATGCTTCGCTTATGATCCGATATCCATTAGGTTGCATCACATGTCGCAGAAGCTCAGTCAGTTGCTCCGCAGTTTCGGCACTCGAATCCTCAAACGGCACAATTATACTCGAATTCGCATGTGCCTTTTGATACCCACTAACCAGGTTGATTATTTTTCGTATTTTGTTGAAAGTAAACGAATTGCGTCTCTCACTATTAAGGTACCGCATCTGTTCCAACGACCACTGGTTCCCAAGGTAGAAGCCGGTGTCACGATATGCCTCTGCGTAAAAAGTATTTAACAGCATGTAGGCGCGGTTGTAATCTTGCGTGAAGTCCGAGACAATGTCGTAGTCTGCTGGCATTAAGTCGTTTGCGCCTCAAAATAATTGTTTACTCTCTTGATTCGCAGTAAATATTTTTTTTGAATTTATGGCAAGCGATATTTAATTTTGGACAAAGAAATCTTTAAAATGATAAGGTGGGCAAAAAAAGAAAGGCCCTAACACGGATGATAGGGCCTTAACTCATGATCATGCTTGCAAGAACAAGATGATACATAGGAAACAACTACGTCTCCTATTATCCACACTGTCTGATTTCCTGCAAGCAAAAATACTTCAAGAAGTAGGAAACCACTAAATGACATCCAAAAAACCCACAAAAAAAGAATTAAAAGAATTCGAAAATGCGACCTTTTCTGTAAAACATATCACAGTAATGCATCATTTCGACTCACGAGAGGCAGAAAAAATAGGACTGGAAAAATCCATAATATTAACCAATCTTAATCTGTTTTATAACATCCAAAAAGAAAACCTTTATAAACATTTTCCATACATTCCTCCTGATCGATTTTATTCTCTTTTAGATGAGTTGATAAAAGAAGGACAGATATGGGAGGATAATTCTAATGACTAAATATCAAACAAAAGAAAGAGAATCTGGGGTTGATGAAGATACAGATACAATACAAAGATGTCCTCATGATCAACAAAATCCATATACAATGGTTAAAAATGATCTGATAAGAGATGCAACTATATCCCCGAATTGTCGATGGCTCTTGATTTACCTTCTTACTAATGAAAAAGGTTGGAAGATAAAAAGAGCACAAGTCGCTAAACATATTAAAAGTTTTATTGGTAGAGATAAAGCCTATAAATTGTTCGATGAGGCCATAGCTGCTGGCTACATGAAAAGAGAGGAAATTCCCAACAAAAAGTATAAAAACCTCAAATCTTATAAATATTTTGTCTCGGAAACACCCAAATTCAAAAAATGTTACCGATATACTGAAGCACAGGATCCCGACGCACCGGATCCCGAGCGTCAGTCATATAAGAAAGAAGATATAGAAGAAATAACATCTCAAGAAGAATTATTATTGGAACCCCCTGAGATCCCAGTGCCTCCTGATCCCCTGCCTGCCGGCGGCAATAATAATAATTCCTCTACAGAAATTTATAAATGCCTAGAGGCAGTGAATGATATGTCTCCTAAGCAAAAGGCCCAATTTGGCCGCTATGATGAAAAAATCGTTGAGGCAGGGGTATCATACTGCTATCATCCGAATACGAAGCTACAGGGCCCGCAAGCGCGAATTAAGCAGCTTCATGCGTATTGTAAGAACCCGGCCGACTACGCTGATACTTTAAAGTACATAAACGACCCCAAAAAAGGACGCCAATCCAACAAAGATAAACTTTTAAATACCTTTATTGTCGGAAAGTTATATAACGGATTTGAATTCTACGCTGACAACTACGGAGCGGGATTCATCGTTCCTAATGAACTTCGAACAGGAGACCGAGATACTTGGGGATTTGCCTGGAAAGACTTAAACTGGCATGATGAATTCTTGAAAATACGTGAAAAAATAAACGCATTCCTTCACACTAAATCCCGGGAACCAAGGTGAAATTTAAACTAAATGTATCTGAGTTTTCATTTGTTTTTGAAGACGGCGATGAATATGAAATAATCCGTGTACATCCAAATGAAGATTGCTGGAAAATTAAAAGAAATTCTATGGTATTATCTAAAGATTTGGTATGGCATTGGGAACCTCAACCCTCAAGTCGGAATTTTTAACATGCTTGCACAATCATGAGTTTTAGATAGATGATAACAACAGACTGTCCTAGACAAAAAGCTTTTATAAGTGAATTGAAGGATTTAATAAGCCTCTCGGATTCCGAGCATATTTTTGGCTGCGATTCAGAACAGATTTACCAAGAAGAATTTTGCGCTTTTGTAAATAAATGGTGTCCGAACTTTAAACCATTCAAAGGTTGCCACCAAAACGAGGAACTTCATGATAATTGATTGCATTGCGGACATGCATGGATTTTACCCGAAACTCGAAGGTGGAGACTTACTCATCATTGCCGGGGACATAACCGCTTCCGATACCGTTCCCCAACTGAAGGAGTTCTTTGATTGGTTCCAGGCTCAGAAGTATCGAAAGAAGGTTCTCGTCGGGGGAAACCATGATAACTTCTTGTCCCATTCTTTATCTACATACGAGGGATTGCGAATGGGATTGATCGAACACTATAATGAAAACGATTACGAATACCTGTTGGACAGCGGAACTGAATTTGAAGGATTAAAGATCTGGGGGTCGCCCTGGACTCCTTGGTTCTCCGGTGTGCACCCTAAGTGTAAAGCGTTCATGCTCAGTGAGAAAGAACTTGAAAAAAAATGGAAATTGATTCCTGAAAATACGGATATCTTGATCACCCATGGACCGCCCTATGCTTGTTTAGATCAAAATATGGATGGAGAATTCTGTGGTTCAAAGTCTTTAGATAAAAGATTAAGTAAAGTCTATTTAAAATATCATGTTTTTGGTCACATTCATGAAGCTTATGGCCAAAGTTATGGACCGATGAATTCTCAACATTTAAGCATCAATTGCAGCCACGTGAATTTCCATTATAAACCAGTAAATAAACCGGTAAGGATTGAATTATGATAGATATAGAAATTATGAGAGATAGAATACATCACTTAGAAAATGGAATGCATAAGATTTTAACAGATTTGAACAATTTCGGAATAGAAAGTCGAGGCTTAGAGAATAAACTTAAACTATTAGACGCCCTAATCGACGATATTGACACTCAAGTAATGGAACACGATTTTGACGCAATGGAAAGCTCAATCATAAGCCTGGAACACGACCGGATTCATGTGAAGAAAGTGGAAGAACAAATCAGAGAACTTTTTACGACCTTAGAAAAGATTGAAAAGCAATTGAGAAGAGAAGAATTGGCTAAACTTTCCACCCCCAGTTCTGCTTCATCAACTCATATTGAGTATCTCCTACACCCTGATCGGGTCGATAGTCTGATTCGGTTATTGCAAGCATTCGAAACGCATCGGCACCATGAGACGTGTAGTCGTGAAAAGGTCGATCCCCATAAACCTTGTACTTCTCATTGTAAGTCTTCCGATAGTTCTCAAGACATTTTATACCTAAATCACTTCGACGTTCATCAAACCAGCATCGTGAAAGAATCATTCGTACGCTTTCTATCCCTGCTTCTAATCCAAGTTTGGGGGCTACCCGGAAGTTCAACCCTAATTTCCGAGCTGTCTCTAGCCGAGTCTTTCCTGACGTCAACTCCCGAACTTGTATGTCGTGTGGAGCGATATGCAGATCGTATACACCTCCAGTTTCTCGACGGTAATCATCCAGAACGCGTGCATAGTGAGATAACCCTTCACCGGAATTTTCGTAATAATTAATTAAATGGATTTCTTTCCCCGCAAATTGAGCAAACCATATGGCCGTACTGTCACCTATTCCTAGGTCCCAGTATGTTCGTATGGGGACTGCCGGGTCAAAAGGTACGTGAGATATCTGGCCCTTCTTCCTAAGTTCTTCCATTTGACGTCCGTAGTAGGCTCCTTCCTGCCCTCGATTGAAGTTACAGTAAAATTCCTGCTGGATCATATCCTCGGGCATACCCTTACGACGCTCCGTTTCTACCTGCTCTTTAGTAAGAACCCCCGTTTCCTCCACCGTAAGCAACTCGTAAAACCAGTCCTGCGGATTCCTCCTGGCGATCTCAGCTAAATCCCAGCCGCAGTTCTTCCCCCTCGGAGTGTAAATGAACGCACACCACCCTCCATTCGCAGCTAGTATAGGCTTCACGAACTCATAGGCCATCGGGTCCATCAAACTCCACTCGCTGAACACAATGCCGCGAGGATTCGTTCCCATGATACCGTCATATGCGTCGCCTGCCACCAACTGAATCAAACTTTGTCCATGCGCTCCGTTGATCCAGATTTTCATTTCCGTGTTGTTGATATTTCCGTCGATAATCTCTTTCGGGATGTAGTCAATCATTCGTTTTCCATCGTTCGTCATGCCGTCCCAGATAACCCGCTTCGCCTGCGCAAAAGTGGGTAGGAAGTAGTAGTACGTCCCAGGTTCCATGTAGGCGCGCTTGATCATATAGTTCCACATCGTAGTATCTTTTCCACCACGCCGATGGACTACCCAGCAGGCGTTTCTACACCCATTGTCTAAAGCTTTTAAAATATTTACTTGATAAGGACGAGGCGAATAGCCGTAAGGAAGAATTAGAGACATATAATCTTTATTTTAATTTTTGAGAAAAAAAATTTGAATAGGAGCTACGGCCCAGACCTCATGAAATCTGAGCCGCGTTTATTATCTCCCCCAGTCAATCGTACGTGCCCCCGAACTTACCAGAAGCTTGACCGGACTTAAACAACGAGGAATATTAAGTTTGCCGGATGTAGGATTCGAACCCACAACTCCCTGAGTACAAAACAGGAGCTCTACCAATTGAACTAACCCGACTTATAGGACTTTGAAGGATTTGAACCTCCGACTTAGTGCTTAACGGGCACACGCTCTACCAACTGAGCTAAAAGTCCATGTCTAGAGGCTTTTTCACGGTTGGGCCTCACGAGTTCAACAACCTTCCATTTCTGGAGCTATAACTTAACAGGTATGTAAAGCCTGTGTAACATTTGAGTGATCAGGTCAACTGCGCCTTCCAATCTCAGCCATCCATTATAGGTGTGGACTTTATATGAACGCCAGATACAGGAATCGAACCTGTGCCTCACGACTCGGATTAGGAGTCTGCTCTAACCACTAAGCTAATCCAGCGATAATGCGGGCAGATGGACTCGAACCATCGTACGTCGTCCCGGATTAGGGGACCGCTAAGCCACTCAGCTACACCCGCATTTTTATTTATAGTTATTATTATTTTTTTTGGCTACGTCTTATTTCATCAATCTCTTTTTTCAACTTTTTCCACTGATCCACACAATAGTCTTCCAGCTTATTAAGGTCTTTCCGAGTTACACCCAAGTCCGTATAGCGTGGTTCTTTCTGTGCCGTAGCAAAACCTTTAGTAAATTCTTCCATTACTTCTTAAATCCCTTCAATGTCTCAGCCAATCGCGCTCGTTGACCCTCTTTCCCGGGTTTTTTAGCAGCAGTGGCGAGCTTTTTGGCCGGAATAGTCTTCCCTTCTGGAACTCCTAGCTCTTTGTGTAGTGCTCCTGGCTTCTTGATCGCACCCTGTATCCATTTTTTCTTTTCTGGCATCTTCGTCTCCAATCATTATATTTCTTATTATTTGTAATCGTTTTAACAAATTTTTACGTGTTTCTGTAGAAAAATCATACTCATTATCATATATCTTTAATGTCGCCAAAATGCAAATTAATTCATCATCACTTAATTCTATAATCATTCTATTAATATCCCCAACACTTCTTTTTCCGCAATCAGTAAATATGGAGCTTCATCATCGCCCCCAACTCCTTTCATTCCAGCATAAGGACTAACCAAGACCATATCCCCTTCCTTCACTGGCATTTCCACCTTCTCTCCCACTCCAATTACTTGTGCGTGCTGAGGATCACTATGGTCTTCAGGCAACAAAAGTCCGTGTTTACTCTTCTTTTTCCGCACACATACGAGCAAACTCCTTCCGACAGGCTGTAATTTCATCTTCTCTCCTTATATTTCCGCGTGTTTTCATTACTCTAGTCCGTTTTGTCCAGTAAACCGCCGACGCACAAGCACTTCCCCAGCATTTATGTTCTTCTAAAGGAAAAAACCAAGCTTTATCTGTCTCTCTCTGCCAAATATCATCCAAAAAGACGTAAATCGGCTGCTCTTTACTCTTCCAAATCATTTTCTCCTCAGTTTCGGAACGTCCCAGTAACCATGTTTGTGCTCCATCGGCGAACACCAAGACTCATTTAACCGTTTATAGAATTTTCCATCGGGTATTTCTTCGGTATTTCTTCTTATATTCTTATTGAATAATGATTTCCACCATTTAGCATAGGGAGCATTACCATAATAAGGTTTTCGTTTACTTCGGCTCATTTCTTTTCTGGACACCCGTATAAATGATGCTCGAAAGCCTCTAACCATCCTTTTTTCCATTCATCGATTCCGTAATAGGAGCCTTCGTCCTTTTTCAACACCATAGCAGCAACTAACTTTAGATTGGCATTGATCAACTTCTCTTCCATAGTCTGATTTAACCCCTTGGTAGGTCGACTCGCCCCGCAACATCTACATGGCATTTTATTTCTCGTAGTTTAGGTTTATCACTTTGAAACTTATGGGTTTATGTCCTAACAAGTTCTCTTGACTCCGGACTACAACACCCTCTCTTTGCTTGTGGTTATCGTATGTTCCTTCACCTAAAACTTCAATCCCATAATTACTAAAACAGTCTCCTTCCCTCAGAATCTCAGCCATAGGAAAATCGATTTTCTCGCACAGATCAATCGTCTCTTTCATGGTAAAATAACGCTTCTCAACGATATTGTATGCCGAAAACGCGTATCCCTCTAAGTCACTAAGACCCATAGGATTAGATTGAATACCTGGGCCACACGTCTCCCACTGAAGCGCTGTCTCATCCGGCAACTTCTCTTCCAACTTGTACTTCTGCGCGACCTTCCAGTAGCCGTTGTTTTCATCCTTCTTCAGTTCCAGGTTCCGACTGCACACACCGAACTCACCGTTATGTTTGAATGCCGTCGTCGAACTTCCATCCATCTTAAGGCTGACGTAAAACGGTTTTCCTATCAACTCAGCAACATTCGCGTCCGGTCTTTGGTAATTCGGTTCATCCGTCTTAGGTATAAAGTCTGGAAACAACCCTTTAGCTAAACCATTAAGACACGCAGGCACAGGTTTACAGTACTTAGTAACCCCGCAGAGAAACGTAACATCATTTCCAACGAGTAGGTTGAACTTATTCGGCATAATTACCACTTCACTTGGAGCTCGCCTAAACCGCCGCATCTTTACACGCCACCCAGAGGACTTTAAAAAAGCCATATCATCGCTTTCTTGAACCAATGAATCAGGCAAAAAAACAATGCACTTGTCGCCAATACTAAAGTCAGCGGAACGAACAACCCCTCGCCATTTACCCCCCTGACCACAAACGACTGTAGCCGAAACAATAAAATCCGCATCTGGAATTCGATCCAATTCAATAATCTTCCCAACATATACTAACCCTTTATTATTCTCTTCCATCCCACCTCTTCTTTCCTAACCATAATCTATACATTCTTGTCCGACAGTTACACCAGTACTTACCTTCCCAGTGTCCTTCTTCAGATCTATTCGGTTTTTTTCTTTGATGCTTTTTTTTCGACAGGTACTTCAACTTTCAATGGCCTCGCTGGTCTTCCTGAACAATAACGACACGTGGTATCCTCACAGGATTTATCGAGCCATGTATTGCATATCCCGCAGAAGTGTGCATCGAAATTTGTGAAATACCGTGCAGCGGAACCACAAATTTTACAGAATAACTTTCTCATCGATTCAACACTTCCAATTTATGCTTCGTTAAGGCTATTTCCTTCTCCAAATAACTCCGATCCAGAAGTTCTCTTTTGCGAATGCATTCCTCATTCTGAACGATCAAAGTGTCGAGTCTTTTAATCATCTCACCTAAAAGCCTAATAACTTCTTCCATCATTTCCCCTTAATCTTTATATGGATCTCTTTCCCTTGAATCGGCCATACAGACCCCAATGGGTGTTAACGTATGTAATACCTTGATAGTTCCTTCATGAGCCTGCAATACCTGTTCAATGCGTTTATAAGCCAAAGGTGATTCATCTAAATCGCCTCCACGCACTTCTACTCCAGCTTTGTCCATCCAATCTTCATGGGCAAGCTTAGTGACCAATCCGGGTCGTATTTCTGCACCCGTTCTACGATTGACTTTGCCCTTGGCTTGAGTTCTTCCCATTGCACGGCCAGCTCCATGGATTGTAGAAAAGAGACTATCCCTTGATGCTTCTGAATCGGTTCCTTCGATAATGACTGATATGTCTCCCATAGATCCGCCAACAAAGCCTCTCTGGCCTGGGAAAGCAGGTGTTGATCCTTTTCGGATGACCCACAAATCTTTACCAAAATGTGATTCTTTCCACGCAAAGTTGTGGTGATTATGGACCTCTTCCAAGATTTCTCCCCGCAAGATTCTTGATACTCTCTGACACACCCAGTCTCTACCAGCATAAGCGTATCGGCCAGCCAATTCCATGCATTTAAGATACTGTTCTCCGAGGTCACTACTTTCATCAAATACAACCGGGTCAGCATGCACTCCATCCTTTCCTCCTCCTGCTTTTATAAAATGTGTCGCTATCGAATGCCCAAGACCTCTCGAACCAAAATGTACCCCGACCCACACACGATTATGCTCATCGGTAAATATATCAACATAATGATTTCCAGAGCCCACAGTTCCAAGTTGAGCGCGAGCCTTATCCTTAAGAGAAGCAAGCAAAGGAATAGTTGTCCACAAATCATCATCAAACAAAATATGCTCAACTGGTTCATTATTCTTCCTTCCGATTCCAAAACTAATATGCTTCTGAACTTCATTCATTGTCCGGTAAATGTCCTTCTTCACTCCGAGGGCATCGACATCAAGGCGAGCAGCTTTATTCCCGCAAGCGATATCAAAGCCGACTCCATTGACACAAATCCGACCTTCATAAGCCACCACGCCCCCAACAGGAACAGAATATCCAAGGTGACTGTCAGCACACAGAACGGCGTGCGCCACAGGACTTTTTCCACATACAGCAAGCATCTGCCCCACCACGTCATCTTCGGCCTCCCCAAATATTGTTATCTGTTCTCGATTCATTGTTTTTCCTTAATCATACTTAATAACTCAGAATCACACTCTTTCCATGCAATTACCCCGGAAGAACCTAACCATCCATTACGGGGACAAAAATTCTGAAGTTCTAAAAAAGATTTCTCAATTTTATCAAAACTTTTCTTTTTTATCACAGTCTGAACTAACCTGTCACTATCAGGAAGTCCATTTTCGACGCGAATCCATCTTTCCATCTTTTGCTGCAGACTGGGTGTTTCACTAAACTCCGGTATAAAGCTACTTCTTCCAAAAAATCCCATCATCATTTCGCTCCTGGTATCTTACTTAAATCAATCCGTTTCTTCTCGTACGCTTTATAATCATTTCCCGAATTCCAATACAAAGCTAAATTGCGCAGCTTCTCAACGATCTTCATGTAATCCGTCTTCTGACTCTTCCTAACCGTAACATGCTTACCTTTCGGTTTGACCCAACATTCTCCACACCTACATTCGACTCCCCATCGCCAACTTTCACCCTCATATGTCTCGTGAATAGGCAAGTAGATCTCCGGCGTCTTCTTACACCAGGGGCACGGTTTCAATGTCACTTCAACTATCATGGTACTCTCCCTCTAAATCGTATTCCTTATACTGCTCTTTCAATCGGTTCCTCACGAAAAACAAAGGACAGTTCTCCCAAAGCCACTTATCCTGTTCCTCCGTAAAGTTCGCAAGAGGCCCGCTGATCTCTGGCTCGGTGTACATGTTCTTCATAAAGTCCCAGCGATTGGTATTCAACCATACCCTAAGTTCCTTCCACTCTTCCCGGCTTCCGTATATCTTATCTATTGCCGCCATTTATACCACCCATGTCCGAATCCATGCGCATATGTCCGTGTTGTTCAGCAACCAGTAAGTGACATAGATCCACCCTAAGGCTCCGTGCACCAGACCCCAAAGGAGACTGCTATTGACCGAATACGACAAGAGCCATGCAATCATCGACCCTGGTATCGCCGTCCTCGTATATAGATTCACGCGTTTGTTCATTTCTTCTTTCCTTTCTAATTTTAATTTCATCAACCATTTCCTTGTATTTTTTTATCCCGCAAGTTTCTTTAATTAAGTTCCATGGAAAAATAACTTCCTCTTCGACGTCCATTTCCGACTCCTTGGTTTAAAAATCTAACTTACCAAAACTCAAAAAAAATGCATACAAAAAAATTGAATCAAAAATTTTTCTTGACAACTCGCAAATTAAATGGATAATGAAAATTTCTTCTTTTGATGGTTTCTTCTTGGGGGTATTAGTAGCAAAGGGGAGGGATATATAAGGGAGGGGAAAATGACAATTTGCCCATCTCTTATAATAAGAATTCAGTCTCTACCACCTCTTAAGACCATCTTTCTTGCGTGCCGAATCTGTGCCGCTTCCTTCTCACGTCGATAATGCCACTCCATGACCAACATCTGATCGGAGTACTTTTTTTTCTGAAAGCTTAGTTTTTTTGTCATAAGTGCCTTAGTGTTAATGGTTTAGGTATGTAAATGATTATTCGTTTTTTGGAGTAAGATATAAGTCGTTGAATGTTAAGTACTTAGGTAAAAGACGGAACAGAAGTGCTTTAGATGGAAAAAAAATAGGAAAAGTCACGAGAATAAAAAATTTTTTGGGATTGTCCTGAATAGGAATGTATACCGCCTACATGGGGCAACCCCCCTCAATAGGCAGACAATTTCAATCTTTAATTTACATTGATAGATGATGATACTAAATACTTTACTTGATACTAAAATAGACTATGCATAATTAATGTTATGACTGTACTATGCCTACGTACTATCCTTAACTACATTGCCATCGCCGTAATTAACTATCTGTACTTGCGTCGTTACTTTTGCGTTGGACTCAACATGCTGCCTATCACTCCATCCATACTTATTACTCATGTTGTAGTACCACGTTCGGGAATTCCCGTTGCATGTGCCAAGAGTTTGTCGTTTTCCGACGCTTTCCCACCAGTTGAACCCTTTTCTTAAAGAGATTTCGTACCTATCCCTCCTAAACTCCTCAGGGAATCTCTCAAACCAAGCGTTCACAGTATTAACGGAAAGCAATTCAAACCCTTGTGGCGATAACCCTGACTCGATATGTGCGCAAAGCTCCTCAAACGCCCATTTTCTTAGCTCCTTGTCCGACTCAAATTCCGATTCCTTGTAATACCGTTCGCCTTTTTTCTTCCTTCCCACCTTACTACTCCACTTACACTTGTTAACTTATTCTTTTAATCATATCTCACACATACCCTACAATCGTATTTCACACAATACACAAACAAACGTGTTGCAACATAAATACACATATGATATATTACTGAACATAACAAAACGCGCTCACAATCTGAAGTAGGTAACACAATCGAAACCAGATTAGTTCAGAGCGCAAAACACAAAGGGAGATACAAACATGAACAAACAGGATTATACATTCAAAGTTAGATATCGCCAGTCCGTTAACTATCCTACTATTGAATCTAATATTGACATAACAGCAACAAGCTTGAGAAAGGCACGTATCATTCTGGATGAAGTCTTATCCGGCTCGATTATCTACACCGTGAAATTAGTTAACGCAATCATTTACTATTAAGGAGATACAAACATGGCAACATTAGCAGATTTTAAGCGTGCAATAAAATTGGGCTCAGTATGGAAAGGATTTAATCACGTACTAGAAAGAGAATTTTCCACACGGATAGTTAGCATAGTCCAAACAAACCGTTTTGCCTTTGAAACCCACACCACGCGCGGAGAGAGAGTTAATAGCTGGTGCGATTTTCCAAAAGCTAAAGATCTTAAATTTGACGGTAGAATAGCACAGATTTATGGCCAATGGAACGGAGAATATCGCTTAATACTTTCATACATTATAGAAAACTAAGGAGACAAACAAAATGCTAACACTTGAAGAACAAGCCTATAGCCAACAAAAGAACAGGGAATACATTTACGAGGAATGCCAAGCCGAATCCTTAAGATTATTCGATCGTTACAATTGGAAATACATTGACCAGCAACACGAATACAAATGCAAGCAATGCAATATAACACCTTGGCTAGCTTGTGTCGTTTAAACCTTCAACACGTTCATTAGCTATAGTGAACGTTCATGACGGTTTAAGTCACCTAGTACGCGATTAACAGTTCAGGATAAGATCGGAGCTAGCTAAAGCAGGAACGGAAATAACAACAACAAATGAAGGAAAACAAAATGGATAAAGACACTAAAGAACATATCACGGATTGGCTAGATCTTAAAGAATTTGAGGAATTTGTAGAAAAGTTTAAAGCTCAATCAAAAGGCTTCCAATCCGAAAAAGAACCAACAGATATTTACTTAAAATCATATGAATAACAACAAAGGAAATAACAATGAATGAATATGAATGGATAGATCAAGCATTAGAAGATATGTATGAAAATAACTGTAACGGTTTTTATGATGAAACAATAGAAGATAATTACGAAGAAGAAGAGGAAAACTAACATGAATTGGAACAAAAAACAAATACAAGAAGACATTGAAGCCTTAAAAATCATGTGCCAAATGGAAGCGTGCGTTAGGGCGATCATTACCGAAATGGCGCACTACAAACACGTGAACAAACGCTTTACTGAACGCATAGAGGAATACGGATACCATGCTTATATATGCAAAGATCAACATTCAACTAAGCTCCATATCTACAAACAAGGAATAAAAGACAGGAATTTCACTTTATATCTGTCGCATTGGGGGCCAACAATCCCTCAATTGACTTGGGAGCGGATATTACAGGAATTTGAACGATATAACTACGCTGGAGCATTGGAAATAGCTAAGGATCGCCTGGAATTTTTCGATGCGGAAAAGAGGGAACTAGAATACTTGTTACAAGTCGTAAAATCCAAAAAATTCAGATGCTTTGAAACATACGAAGCAATTAGACCTTTAGAAAACGCATTAGACAACGCCAATAAGGAATAAAACTTGCAACAAAAGGACACAGGATTGTATGTTCGACACGTCATAAATGGAGGGAATTAATGAGAAATAACTTAGGCACAAAGACACTACATATACGCATACCAGTAGACTTGCACGATATGCTTTTTATCATGGCAGTAAAACATGACCTGACGGCCACGGAGATAGTTATAAAGTATCTCCGTTACCTTAAAAAAAAACACCATATGCAAAGGATACCATTAGATGAAAACACAACGGACGGCTTCGACTGCCTTAAGTCAAGCTCTGCAAAGTTACTGCGAGAGCCTGCTACTGACGAAGGGACAGAACACAATTGATGCTTACACGAGGGACATAGAAACGTTCTTATCGTACGCAGAACAGAAAGGTATGAAGCGCATTAAGCAACTCAAACCGGATATTATCACCAGTTACCTTGGACACACAAAGAAGGCCGGGAAGAGCGAATCAACCATTAGGCGATACTATATGTCCATACGATCGTTTTCTCGTTACCTGAAGCGAATTAAGGCCATTGACGTCGATTTAGCGGAAGATATTCAGATACCAAGGCATAAGGTTAAAGCGCCATACGTACCAACAAAGGAAGAAGTGAGCCAGATGATGAAAGGAATAGATATCACCCATGAAGCTGGAGTAAGAGACAGAGCTATGATGGAACTCTTGTATTCTTCAGGCTTAAGAGCTTCAGAACTATGTGATTTGGAGATCAAAAACTATCAAGGCCAGCACATTACAATCGTATGCGGAAAAGGAGAAAAGACCAGAACCATCCCAATAAACTTAGAGGCGCAACACTGGATAACGACCTATCTTGCAAACTATAGAGGACATGAGGAAGGATATTTGTTCATCACGCAAGCTCACAAAAAAGGGATCGGGAGGAGACTTCTCGCTTTGATAGTTGGAAGACATGCAAAAAAGGCACGCTTAGAGGGAGTGACGCCCCATACCCTAAGACATGCCTGCGCGACACATTTGCTTGATGAAGGCGCGGACTTAAGGCTTATCCAGGAGATACTGGGCCATAGTTCCATAACGAGCACGCAGCGATATACTCAATTGAGTAGTATTAAAATGCAAGAAAAGTTTCAACACTTCCATCCAAGAGGGCGATATGAAGACGTTTAGCATTAAGACGGTAGAGAATAATAAGGTAAAAGAGATCAAAATAACGGCAAAAAGCATGTCTCATTTAGTCGGGGCGATGAAGAAATATAATATCAATCCGTTATGGGACAAAAAAATACAAATCAAGGACGTTACGGATGAATGATTTATTTGAAAAAGAAGAGATCTCGGAAAAGAGGAAGCAAGGAATCAACAATGTAATAGGAATAGATGAACGTAGGAAAATTGAAAAGCTCGTCCATGCAGGGATAAATAACACTTTTATAGCAGAATTGATTGGGGTGCATATTACTTCAATCGGAAAAGAGCTTAAACGATGCGAGAAAGGAAAGTACTGTGCCGAAAAAGCTCAAATGGATGCAGACAGTAAAAACAATAAAAAAAATCAAAATCTGACTGGACACAACGATATTGAAGAAAGGATAAAGGTCATCGAAATGCAAATAGAAATATTGTTTGATAAAATGAAGGAACTTGATGAAACGTAAACCATTAACAATACTAGAAAGAGAAATCATCGAAGACGGACTCAATGCAAAAAAAAGCATCACAGAAATAGCTGCCGAAATTAAAAGCACAAATAATATGATAAACATCGAGATTAGAAAGGGAGGAGGCATTAGAGTATACAACGCTATTCAAGGTCAGAAATTAGCGGAAGAAAGTGCCGAAAGAGTAAAAAAACAAAGGGAGGAATTTTTAAGTAAGGGGCGCAAAAAAGTAGGAGAATATCATGCAAAAATCAATGAATTAGAGAAAGAACTTAAAAAATATAAGGATAAATATGATAAAAAAGACAAATGATTATAATTTATTTAAGTTTCGCAATGATAACAGGGAAGGTGGCATAATACCGGCACATGTAAAGATGTTGGAAACAAGTATTTTAAGTAAAAACATGCTTCAATTTCGTCCGATTGTGGTAAACGCAGAAATGGAGATTATTGACGGCCAACATCGATTAATCGCAGCCAGAAACTTAAGCCTACCGATTTATTATGAAATGCGTGAGGAATTAGTTGCTCAAGATATTATTCGACTAAATATATCGCGACAATGGTCAATGAATGACTATTTTAACTTCCATTTAAAGAATCATTCTGCGGAATATATTAAGCTTGAAGAGTTTATGAAAAAGAACAATATTACACTCCGAATAGCTCTGATGATTGTAATGGGGAATAAATATGAAGAAAAGATATCCTTTAAGAACGGAGATTTTATTTTCCAGGAAGGACAAGTCGCAAAAGAAATAGAACTATGTTGGGGTACAATAAATTTCATTAAAAAGCAGCCCGGAGATAATAAATGGACATCGACATCAAAATTTTGGAATGCTCTGCTAATAGTCATGAAGCATCCGGAGTTTGAAGTGAAAAAATGGATGGATAATCTTGAAAAGCATATTTCCCGAATAGGGCCAAGAGCGAATTTTCGGGACTATATGGAGATGATACTCACGATCTATAACTGGCGAAATACGCATCGCATTGAAACGAGTGCAGTAATGCCATAGAAATCAGAGAATAGGGTGCTTTTCAATCCATAAATCGTAATAGATATTGTCTTTCATCGTTGAAGAGCAATATGATTTAGCATCCGCATAGGTATAGAAGACAGAAAGCACTTGATCGTGTCCATGTTCATCTATGCCTAGGACGACATAAACCATCCTATCGGGAAAAGGTATGATGGTCATCGTCTTGCTCTAATAGGGATTGTTTCATCTGAACCCCAGCAATTCTAACTCCATCGCACAAGGTATCAATAAGATGGTGCATGTTCTGGAATGGCGTTTCTTGAAGGTTATCTCGAATGTGTCGTACGATTCCTTCGACAATCATCCAGTTGCAAAAAATGGCTTGTTCTTTAGAGGGCATAAATAGTTCCTTTTTGTAAATCTATGTTATTTTTTATGGATGCTAGAATTCCTTGGTAGTCCGGCTGAGGTGAATCAAGTTCTTGGACGTAAAGAAACGTATGTCCCTCGATTTCAACTGTTGAACTCTTCGAAAGAATCATCCAACAAATTTGAGCGTCATCTTCCCACACGATTCCTCTTAGGGCATCGCTTAGGTACTTTTCTAAATTGTCTACATCCGGCTTTGAGCAATGCGGCTGAAGATGTCTTTTTCTTCTTGCCGAGACGTGGGCGTGCTTGGGGGACGGCATTACGAAATGAGCAATAATAAGCAATGGCCCTTTCAATGGTTTTTCTAACGTCAGGTTTTTTCGGACGTGCTCTGCGGTTCTGGCCATACCCCTTGAGCTCGGATTGAAGAACCCGCTTTTCCCAAGTCTGACAGATGCCTTTGGTTTTGGAGTAAAGGGGATGATTGTGCTGAATTGCGTCATATTCGGTATAACTCATGAATTTTAGTACTGTCCGAGGATGTTTACTATAAAACTTCTCGCAGTCGATTTTAACTAATTGTCTATAATTTCGTAGCAGGCTGCCCTTTAACATCTCAAGGAACGATAAAGTGTAGTCCATTATCTCCCAAGATTGAGCTGCCGGAACCTTTTCTGAGCCTAAATCCCTAGAGCGAATCTTTACGCCTGGCATTGGAGAAACGTAGAATCGGACAAACAGAACCATGGGATCTTTAAAGGTTTTAGCTGCACGAAATATACTACGCAATGGACTATACCAAGAACGATTACGAAAATAGTTCATCTCCCTCGTTCTCTCTCCCACAGGATACTTCAAGCTGTAAAGCAAGGGATCTCCGGGGATGGTAAGTTCAGTGTAGATATATGGATTGGGAGGGGGTGGCTCTGGTTCCATTATCGGTCCCTCCCAACATCCTTCTCTCATGCGACCTCTTCGGCCGTAGCAATCATTTCGTCGGCTATAAGTTCCGTGCGCCTAATAAGTTCGTCCATAAGCTGTCGTTTAGCCTCGTCTTCCGCCAGTTCCATCGTGTGTTCGCATAAGGTCATCCACGAATCGAATATCACTTCAGAACCATAGCCCGGGTGATTCACTTTGAACAGGATTCGATTGCTCATTGCTAGATCTTGAGACATACATTTGCTCCGGTTTAAGGTCTTTAAGCTGAGGGACTACGAATTCATCTATTTTTTGTTTAATTCCTGATTGGCGTGGGATAACAAGAGGAAAAAATGTTGGTTTCTCACCGTTTTTCTTATCGATTTTCTCTTGTGGAAAGTTGAACCATTCACGTGTTTCATTTCGGAAATGCGCACAATTTTTGATCTCCAATCCTTCAAAATAGATGGAAAAAAAGCCTTGAAGTGCGCCTTTCTGTTGTTTGCGATAGTTCCCTACTTCGATCTGCATTCTTCACCTAACCGTTTGAGTTCCTTAACGTTGCGTATCGTCCGTTCCAGTGCGTCGTTAAAGCTTTGGAGCTGACGTGTTTTGAGATAAAGTTCATTCATCTCATCTTGACCGGACATTTCCCAGTCTTCGTAAAAAGCGTCTTCGTTGGATCTGCAACAAGTCATATTTCCTCATAATACGCGATTTGTTTTCCTAGAGCATAAAACTGGGATTTAAGATAAAATTCCCTATCAACAACACCTAAATATTCTTGAAATGGTCGATAAATAAAGGGGTTTTCGAGTCTCTGATATTGTCTCATTCTGTAGGTGTACGGTGCTTGAATGGACTCAAATTCTCTTTCCTCTTCTTTCTGAAATCCGTCATTTCCTTTTAAAACTATGTGCATTGTGTAAACTCCATGTAGCCGTCCCAGGCTGGTTGATAAAATAAATACGCGTTGCCTTCTGTTCCGAACATCCTATTTTTAGCGATGCGGATTTTTACTTTGTAGGGGTCTGATGTTGAGTCAGTACGCGCACAACGATGAAGGACTAGAACGTTGTCGGCGTATTGTTTGATCGAACTTGATCCTTTGAGGGAATGAATACCTATTTCCTCCGATGACGTAGAAGATTGCCTAGGATGACATATAAGTAGAAAATGCATCCCCAAGCTAAAAGCAAGTTCGTGTAGGGATTTAATCGTTTCATCTATTGCTTCGTGTAGTTTCTCTTTGTGTGTGTTTACTAGGTAATCTAGATGGTCAAGCATGACTATTTTGATACCTATTTCTTTAGCAGCTTTAAGTTGAATGCCCAAAGCTTTAACGTCTGTACCAATAGTATTAGGATTGATATAAATTTTATAACGATCACACCACTCATCGAATTGTTCGTTTTCATGTTCACTGAAGTTTTGAAGTTTCATCGGTCTTCGGAGGACTATTGACGCAATCTTTCGCATAATAGTGGCAGGGTTCATCTCCCACGAATTTATCCATACCGGGATTCCTTGCATGGCGCAGTTGACCATAAGTTGTGTACAGAACGTTGTCTTTCCGACGCCAGTGTCCGCAGTAATTACCGTGATCTCGCCAAGTCGTAAGCCCTGAAGATATTTGTCTAGAGTGCGCCATCCAGTGGTAAATCCCTTTTCGATCTCCTTTCGGTAATCAACAGGGAGTTCTGAAACCGCAATGATGTGATGCGATTTGTTAACTAGACGGAATTTCACGTTCTCTTCGTGTTGAATTCCAGTATGTGCTCCGAGTCCTTCCATAATCCCTTAAGATAGTCGTTCACAAGTTCAACTAATGGGGAATCAGGATCTCCGATGGTATATTGCTGGCCAGTATTATGTGCCGGACAAGCATTCGATAGCCACGACATGACAAAGCCGATGGTAGCCCTATACTTCTTGCCTTTTGGGGTCTGAAGCCAGAGCGACATTTTGATAAGTTCTTTGTCGATGTCCACTTTTGGGTAAACGTCGGAAAGCTGTTTCTTTACGAGAGCATCGATGCCCACGAAAGATAAAGTCTCTCGATCGAAATAGACAGAAGCGCGTTTTTCCTTAGCCATAGTTTTTTTCTATTAAGTAATTACGCACTTCATGTAGTATGAAACTGATTATCCATATCTGACCTTGGTTCGGAAAGATAGAAGTGCGATTACAGGGGTTCATTCGTGAACCTCTGTTTTTTACCCACCCTACCTCATTTTATTTTCTGGCGCAACATTTTTTTAGAAAACGGAATTGTTTATTAATTTTTTCTTTATTTCTCCGGAAAACTTCCCTAAGACGCTCACCATCATCATACGAAAAGTGCAGTGAATTCCTAATTAGGTCCTGCATGGTGACAAGCTTTCCGGATAGACTTGTTTCCAATGCCGCGATCTCCTTAAGTTGAATATGCATCTGTGCGTCCAATCTTAAAGAAACCATTTCACTATTTTTAAACATCTTAGGTCTAACCATTTACAACTCCTTATTAAATTTATTATTGATACGTATTGGTTTTCAATGTTAAGTTCAAATTTTAACATTGGAGATTTATGATGAGTGAATTTAAAAGTGCATGGGACGAGATAAAAGCAGGAATGGGGTTGTTTTTCAAGATTTTAATGTATTCAGCAGTGTCCATAGCTGTATTTGGGGGACTATCTTATGTCATCTACCTCAGCCGTTTCTAAATATCCGAGAGTCACAGAGATTCTAAAAAGTTACACTGGATACGACAATGTGCCCAAACAGATCCTTGAGAACGCGGCAGCTAGAGGTACTACAGTCCATGCTTTATGCGCTGGAATAGCTAAGGGAGTATGGATACCAGATGCGATAATTCAGGAAGACCATAGAGGCTATATTGATTCTTTCAAGAAGTGGCATCAAGCGTCAAGAAAGGAGTATTTAGTCATTGAGAAAAGATATACCGATGAAGGCTTTGGGTATTCTGGACAAGTCGATTACGTGATAAAAGACGAGAACCTACAGACATATCTTATCGACATTAAAACAAGCGCAAAACCACAAAAAACCTATCCAATACAGATGGCGGCCTACAAATTACTGCTAAAGCTTAACGGGATAGAGATTAACGGAGCAGCATTGGTTTACCTGGATAAAGACGGAGAATATCCACGAGTGGACTTTTATGAAAATTTAGACGAAGAACTTGAAGTGTTTATGTGCGCGTTGGAGTGCTGGAACTACTTTTACAAACCGAAGGAAAAGAATGGAAACAAAACTTAATATCTATCAGCGTATTCTGGGAGTCATGGGCGACTTGTCATACATACAGAAAGGCGACAAGACTGTAAACGGACAATACAGATTTGCCAGCCATGACCAAGTGACAGCCGCATTACATCCGCATTTAGTGAAGCACGGAATTGTAGCAATACCACATGTTGAGGAGCTAAAACAGGAAGGAAATAGAACCTGCGCGCAAGTTGTGATGAGATTTACAAATGTTGATGACCCAGAAAATTTTATAAGGGTGACTCATTATGGATATGGCGTAGACTCTGGAGATAAAGGTCCCGGAAAGGCAGTCTCTTATGCATGTAAATACGCGATGCTGAAGACGTTCTGCTTAGAAACCGGCGAAGATCCAGATATGGACGCAAAAGCTCTCTATGAGCCCGCAAAGTGCCTTGAATTCGATTTGGCGATACCTGCCGAGTTTAAGGCCGTCGATAAAAGGAAAATGAATGCTTTTTTACAGGAATGTGCAGATAGTACAGGAAAAAACGTTGAAGAAATAAAGCGAGAAGCTGTACAAAGGATGGAGGGATTTTTAGACGCGTTCAAAAAATGGAGCACAAAAAAATGATGTATATCTTCAGTGGATTAATGGTTAGCTGGGCTTTCTTCTTTGCTCCTCTCCAAGGTGAAGTGAGGGAGCTTCGGAGTAGTGAGGTGGCGATCCACATTTCGATTGAACGTGACGTTGTTTTGAATCCGTATGTCCGGGTTGGGCCACGTCCAGCACTCCCCCGTGTCGTCCTGAAATACGATCCACATGAGGTGATGCTCTTCCCCGTAGTCCATGAGAAGATGAGCGAGTGCCCTTCCTTTCGGCGTGATCACGGGAATGGTTGGATTGAGTTGCAATAGCATAGATTTTACTTGTGAGTTCATATATTTTGTCGGTTATACATTGTATGACCGGATTACAGTCACCCGGCGAGAAACGTAGCACTTCTTCCGGGTTTCTTTTTACTGGGGTCCATTGTGCAAACTGCGGATGAAGCTTGAACGGAATCACAGGATATTACATACCCAATCTGGGCAATCTCCTGTAGGTAGCTCCACTTCTTCGTATACTGGTGTAGTAACTTGAATGGCAACAGTTATTTCCGGTCGGGGAGGTTCTTCATCTTGATATTGGTTACCATAATTTCCATATGAGAAGCTATTGATTTGAATATTCATTTAATCTCCTGTTTTGTTGTGAAACGCAGGAGATTAAGTAATGCTGTGTTTTTTGGCTACATTATTTATTAAGCGACTCTAAATAGGCTGAAAAGGCACGATTCGGTTCCTCCAGCCACACCAACGTTTTTAGTCGCATCGCCGACCTCAACATTACCGCTAATTGTATCTCCGACCGTCGCAGAATATAAGTAAGACCCTGAAGCAATAAATTCATTGGACGTTGACGACAGCCCTAAAGCCCCTGGGTTGGCATCCATCAATCGAATATTTGTTGAGCCGTTAATGAGAAGGAAACCTAGAAAATCGGTTTGAGCGACACTTCCGCCAAAAACATAGTGAGTTAAATTGATCTGATATATACCTGTAGCCGGAATTGTATAATTACCTGTACCTGAAGAATAAGTACCTCCGCCATTGTTAAAAACGACTGTATCGTACAAAATAGTATATTGAGTGTTATCTCCAGTGACATTTTCGATATTTTCTGAAAGTTTTGCACTAAAGTTAACAGGGGTAAATCCACTAGGAATAGATGCTATCCCC